AGCATTTATTTTAGCGGGAGCAGGACAAACACTGATGGCAGTATATACTATCCCCGCTGGTAAAACTGGATATCTATTGAAACTACAAGGTTCAATAGATAAGCAAAATGCTGATGCTATTTTTAGATTGATGGCAAGACCTTTTGAGGGAGCATTCAATGTCAAGGGTCAGTTTGGAACTGCTGCTGGTAACTACATTACATATGATTATCCAGTTCCATTAAAATTTACAGAAAAAACAGACATTGAAATTCAATCAAGTTCTGGTGGAGCATTAGGTGCTGGTGCTGTTTTTGATTTGATCCTCGTAGATAACGAGGTATAAATATGAAGTCGTTTAAGCAATTCAGGAATGAGCTCAACGAATCAGCCTGGACCAGAAAAGAAGGACAAAATAAGTCCGGAGGACTTAACGAAAAAGGACGAAGATCTTATGAAAAGGAAAATCCAGGATCTGACCTCAAAGCACCAAGCAAGAAGGTTGGAAATCCCAGGAGGGCATCCTTCTGCGCTCGAATGAAAGGAATGAAAAAGAAGCTTACCAGTAAGAAAACGTCACGGGATCCTGACAGCAGGATTAATAAATCATTAAGAGCGTGGAACTGCTGAGGATTACCATATAAAATACTAATAACCCTCAACTGGTAAAATGGATCTTAAAAAGCTGTACGAACGTGTTAAGCGTATGAAAGCAGATCTCCTTATGGAAGAACCTTGTTCTCTTTATGAACCGGGGTGGGAAGATGTGTCAAATAGCACAGATGATTGGGAAGACTTCTGGCATAATGAAGACTCTTAATCTTTAATTTATATTTGCTACACATATCTTAAGTAAGAACTGTAACATATCGATACATTCTTTCTAAATATATAATCACACGGAGTTGCTTATGTCAGGCAGAGAGATGTCCGATTTATCGGTCACTAGAGCTGAGTGTCCCAAGTGTGGGGCATTGTGGATTAACGGACAGCACTACTGGTCTGGCACAGGCAAGATAGGAAATGAATTAGACCTCGCTGGATTAGTATGTAATAAATTAGGTAACTTCCAATGTATTAATCCTAAGCGTGGTGCTGATGGTGGAGACACCTGGGAGAAACGCCTAGAAGATCTCGAAGAGAATGGACCCGAGATGAACAATAAATAGCATTAAGTGAATGCTACATCATGCAAACCTATTCTATTTTTCCAGAACCAGTTAGTGTATTCCACTATAAAGAAAATAAATCTGTTCTAGAAAAAGTTAGAGACATTATTCGTCTAAACCCTCCAAGCGGACAGCAAGATGGTAGACTTTGGTGGATGAATGATGTTCTCAAACAAAAAAGTTTTGAAGCTCTCCATGATTTTATCGTGGAGTCTGCTAATTGTTTTGCAAAAGAAGTTGTTTCACATAAACATCAAAACTATATTGTACTGGACTCTTGGATCAACCTATGTGAAGAGGGAGGGTTTCAGTATAGACACAATCATTCAAACTCTATTATCTCAGGAACATATTACGTCAAGTTTGTTCCAGGTAATTCCCCGATTACATTTCAAAAACAGTTTACATTAGACTGTATGCCTTTTCCATATTTACAGATACAAAAAGACTACAGTAATATAACAGACTATTCTCAACCAGCTTTCTCGATGCACCCCAACCAAGGAGATCTTTATCTATGGAATAGTCATTTACCACATGGGTATCCGGAAGAACATGTTGGAGATAGAATTAGCATCTCGTTTAATCTAATGCCCCAAGAGTTTAGCAGTGGTATTCATCAGATTAGATTAGAAACTAAATAGATCAGGCGAATAATATGTAATGGGTGCTTCTGACGAAATTTATCTTGGTAATCCGCTGCTGAAAAAAGCAGGGGTTCAGCAAGAATTTACAAAAGAACAAGTCCAAGAATTTATTAAGTGTAGAGAAGATCCTGTATACTTTACAAAGAATTACGTTAAGATCGTTAACGTTGACGAAGGTCTTGTGCCATTTAAAATGTGGGACTTCCAGGAAGAACTGATTGAAAAATTTCACAAGAACAGATTTAACATTGCTAAGCTACCACGTCAGACTGGAAAGTCTACCACCGTGGTATCTTACTTGTTGCATTTTATTTTGTTTAATGATAATGTTAACGTTGGTATTCTAGCAAACAAAGCATCTACATCTAGAGACTTGCTAGGTAGATTATGTACAGCGTATGAAAACTTACCCAAATGGTTACAACAAGGTGTTGTAGTTTGGAACAAAGGTAACATTGAATTAGAAAACGGTTCTAAGATCCTTGCTGCTTCAACCTCAGCATCTGCTGTTCGGGGTATGTCTTTCAACATTATCTTCTTGGACGAATTTGCTTTCGTTCCAAATCACGTTGCAGATGATTTCTTCTCCTCTGTATATCCTACAATTTCATCTGGTAAGACGACAAAGATTATCATTATCTCTACGCCTTACGGTATGAACCACTTCTACAAGATGTGGATGGATGCACAGAACGAACGTAATGAATATGTGTGGTCTGAAGTTCACTGGTCACAGGTGCCGGGAAGAGATGAAGAATGGAAAGCACAGACAATTAAGAACACTTCCGAAAGACAGTTCACTCAAGAATTTGAGTGTGAGTTCTTAGGATCAGTTGACACATTGATATCCGCCTCAAAACTTAGATCATTAGTATTTGATACACCAATTAGTACTAATCAAGGGTTAGATATTTACGAAAAACCAAACGACAAAGCAGAGTACATTATCACAGCTGACGTTAGCAGGGGCATCGGTGGAGACTATTCTGCTTTTGTTGTGTTTGATATTACCACTGTTCCTTATAAGATCGTGGCAAAGTATAGGAATAACGAGATAAAACCTATGCTTTTTCCAAACATCATTAATGATGTAGCGAGAGCGTATAACAATGCTTGGGTGTTATGTGAAGTTAACGATGTAGGAGACTCTGTAGCATCTATTTTAAACTTTGATCTTGAGTATCCTAACGTTCTCATGTGTGCTATGAGAGGACGTGCTGGTCAGATTGTAGGTCAGGGATTCTCTGGCAACAAAACCCAGTTAGGTGTCAAGATGAGTATCACTGTGAAGAAAGTTGGATGTGCTAACCTGAAGCAGATTGTAGAGGATGATAAGTTATTGTTCCGAGACTATGAGATTATTAACGAACTAACTACTTTCATCCAGAAGAAACAATCGTTTGAAGCTGACGAAGGATTCCATGACGACCTTGTAATGTGTCTGGTTATCTTTGCCTGGTTAGTTCAGCAAGACTACTTCAAAGAGATGACTGACAATGATGTTCGTCAACGTATCTATGACGAGCAAAAAAATCAGATTGAGCAAGACATGGCACCATTTGGTTTTATCACCACTGGTCTAGAAGGTGACGATGGATTTGTATCCGATGGGTCTGTGTGGTATGGAGATGTACAGGAAGATGTTTCTTATATGTGGGATTATCGATAATGGATTTAGAAGATAAGTTTTCATTAGACCACTTAATTTTCCAGGAACGTGTTTGTAGAGTTTGTGGAGAAACAAAGAGTCTGATGGATGACTTCTATCTCACACGTAAAGACAGAGGAACAGTAGCAGCAGCTTACTCCTATGAATGTAAACAATGCTGTATTTGCAGAGTATCCAATGCCAGAAAAGCCGAGTCTGTAAAGTGGGAGTATCCAGACTGGTAGTTCACGTCATGTTTCCCCAGTCAAATAGTCCGAAATAATAAATAATTTCAGATTCAAATGGATACCCAGAGGAACACAACATGGCAAGTCAAATCTCGCCTGGTATTTTATTAAGAGAACGTGACGTAACAACGGCGACAATTACAGGAGCACAGGCACTAACCGCTGCCTTTGCATCTTCCTTTACTAAAGGACCTGTAGGTAGAATCACTGAGATTGATTCACAAAGATCTTTGATCGATATTTTCGGTCTACCCGTCGAAGCAAACGCAGAAGACTATTTTGTTGCTTCGGAATTTCTAACCTATGGCGGAAGACTCGCTGTAGTTAGAGCAGAAACAGATGGACTCAAAACTGCTAATGTTGGTGGTACTGATCTTCTAGTTAAGGATGACCTTGATTGGATTGGTAACAGCTACACTGCCGAGTTTGCTGCTAGATCTCCTGGTAAGTGGGGTAACTCAGCTGGCGTAGTTGTCATCGACAGTGGTGCTGACGTTTATGTTGAGTTTACAACTGCTCCTGCAGATGCTTCACAAAATCCACTAGCTGTTGGCGACTCGGTAACATTCAGCAATGGTGCTACTGGATACGTTCTATCCTACGAAGCTTCCATGGCAGAGTCGCTCTGGAAAGCTGCTATTGTTATTACATCCGGTGACGAACCTACCAGCACAGACTTCCTTCAGGATGACAATCTAGATCCAATCGGTTCAATTGCCGATAATGCTGTTACAGAAGCAGGCAGAACTCCTGGTACTTATCCTGGTTTAACTGCTGATGGAGACACCAAGGGTGCTACCTTCGATGTAGTTGTTGCTGATGCTGGCGTAGAGGGTGGTGGTGCTGCTAATGGAGTCGGCGGATCAGTTACCGTATCTCTAGTAGCTGCTGGTGATGGATACTCCGATAATGAAGAACTAACACTTCTTGGTGCTGCTACTGGTGGCGGCACTGATATCACCGTTACCGTAACCACAACAGTTAACGACACCGCTATCTCAGCTGTATATGACTGGTACACAAACACCAGCGTTACTGTTGGCGAACTATCTTTACCTCTAGTATCTTTCGGGGCACGTCCTGGCACTTCGGGATACGCCGCGGCAAGAGGAATTGTAGGTGACGAACTTATCATTGCTACCGTAGATCTTGATGGTAGATTATCAGGAACTGTCGGAAACGTTTTAGAAAGAGTTACTGGTCTTTCTAAACTAACAGACGGGCGCTCTGCTGAGAACGGTGCTGTATACTATAGAGATATTATTACTGAGCAATCAAACTATCTCTTTGCTGGCACCAACGCCATCGCCACAGTTCTAGACGCGTCTGCTACCGGAGACTCTCGCTATATTGCTTGGTCTCAGGATTCAACAACTATCGTTGACGCTGGTAATAACAGAACTTTCGAAGTTGCTGGTGCTCAAGCATACACCCTGACAGCTGGTGCTGATGACTATGTTTACAGTGCTGGTGAGATTGGAAATGCTTATGATGTCTTTGCTACCGCTGACGAAACAGAGATTGACTTCATCCTAATGGGTGGATCAATGGCAACCGAAGATGGCACAAAGTCAAAAGCTGCTAAAGTCGTAGCAATTGCTGATGCCAGAAAAGATTGTGTCGCTTTCGTTTCCCCACATAGGTCAAACCAAATCGGAACAGGTGGTGTCTCACTATCCTCTGTTGATCAAAGAACGAACACGATTAACTTCTTCCGTTCGTTACCTTCTACATCCTATGCTGTATTTGATTCTGGTTATAAGTATCTTTATGACAGATTCAACGACAGATATCGTTACGTTCCATGTAACGGAGATGTTGCTGGACTATGTGTAGCTACATCTCAAGTCCTAGGTGACTGGTACTCACCTGCTGGTGTTGCTAGAGGCGGTCTCAAGAACGCTATCAAACTAGCATACAACCCATCCCAGGCAGATAGAGATCTTCTCTATTCTAACAGAATCAACCCAATTACCACACTTCCTGGTACTGGTATTACTCTCTTCGGAGATAAAACCGCTTTGGCATCCACAAGTGCATTTGATAGAATCAACGTCCGTAGACTCTTCCTCAATATTGAGAAGAGAGTTGAAAGACTTGCTTCCGGAGTTCTCTTTGAGCAGAACGATGTTCTAACCAGAAGCTCCTTCTCTAGTGCTGTTAACTCCTACTTGTCTGAGATTCAGGCACGTAGAGGTATTACAGATTTCCTCGTTGTTTGTGATGACACCAATAATACTCCTGATGTTATTGACAGAAATGAATTTGTCGCTGAGATTCTTCTCAAGGCAACTCGTTCTATTAACTTCATCAGCATTACCTTCACTGCTACCAAGACTGGTGTTGCTTTCAGTGAAGTAGTTGGTCGATAATCTTTAGTAAACAAATAACTTAACGAGGTATAAAAGAAAATGGCAACTAAGATTAGTAATTTTATTACAGAAATTGCACAAGGCGTTAAGCCTAATATGTTCTCGGTGGAGATCCCATTCCCAGACGGGGTGGGAGCTCCTGCCATCAACACCGATCTTCTCTGTAAGTCAGCTGCTTTGCCTGCTGCTCAGTTAGGTGTTATTGAAGTTCCTTTCCGTGGTAGAACAATTAAGATCGCTGGTGACAGAACCTTCGATACATGGACTGCTACCTTCTTCAACGATAAGGGTATGGTTACCCGTTCGTACTTCGAGAAGTGGTTGGAACAGATGAACACCCACGATGGAAACACTGCTCCATTGTTTACCCTTAATGAAAACACTGGTTATGCCAAGTCAATTAAGGTAACTCAGTTACAGAAAGATACTAGTGCTGATGGTACAGCTCTAAGAACATACACACTCTACTACGCTTTCCCAACTAGCGTATCTCAGATTGATCTAGCATATGATGCTAACGATCAAATTGAAGAGTTCTCGGTAGAGTTCCAGTATGCTTGGTGGTCTGCTACTAAGGCAACTGGCGGTGACGCTGCTGCTGGACAGGATATTACATCCTAATAAATAGTAGTGACACTGGTTAAATTTCTTTCATCGCTATGAGTCAACTATTTGGTTTTAAAATTAATGATGATGGGGGACCAAAGGGACAATCTCCGGTCCCCCCTAACCAAGACGATGGCAGTTTAACCACCGTAGCTGGTGGTTATTTTGGTACTTACGTAGACGTTGAGGGAGCTACTCGTAATGAGTATGAGCTCCTTCAACGTTATCGTAATATGGTTCTGCATCCAGAATGTGATTCGGCAGTGGATGAAATTGTTAACGAGTTTGTTGTTAGCGATGCCAGTGATTCTCCAGTAGAATTAGATCTCACTAACTTAGATATTAGTGATAGTATTAAATCAAAAATTCGTAAAGAATTTAATTACATCAAAAAACTTTTAAATTTTGATAAGAACGCTCATCAAATTATTAGAAATTGGTATGTAGATGGTCGTATCTTCTATCATAAAGTAATTGATCTCGACAATCCCAAGAAAGGAATTACAGAGTTACGCTACATTGATCCTATTAAATTAAAAAAGATTCGTCACAAAATTACAAAGAACACGGATCAAAAACTATCTGAGAAGGGATCAGCTCTGGAGTTTGATTGGGGAGACTATATTGACTACTACATTTACAATCCAAAGGGATGGGTAAACGGCGGACCATCTTGGCAAGGAGCACAAGAATACGCTGGCAATAATGGAATTAAAATTTCAGCTGATGCTATTGCTACATCAGATTCTGGACTAAAAGATCTCAACAAAAAGATGACGTTGAGTTTCTTACACAAATCTATCAAGGCACTCAATCAACTTCGTATGATTGAAGACTCTCTGGTTATTTACAGATTGTCTCGTGCTCCCGAACGTAGAATTTTCTACATTGATGTAGGTAATCTACCAAAGGTTAAAGCGGAACAATATCTTCGTGACGTGATGGCACGTTACCGTAACAAGCTTGTTTATGATAGTCAAACTGGTGAGATCCGAGATGATAAAAAACATATGTC